GGGAGCGGTACTCACCCTTACTATTGCTTTGACTGCTTTGTCGAATGTCGGCCTAGGAGATATAGCCAAGCTTTTATTGGTTCTTGCTTTGGCTGTTGGAGCGTTGGCAGCCGCTGCATTTCTGCTTGCACCTGCATCAGTAAGCCTTGTTGGATTAGGCGTTGGCTTTATGGGAGTAGGTGTTGGCGCATACTTCCTGACGGAAGCTCTGCTTAACCTTGGTGATATTATTAGAGGTTTGGTAGGTACTATCAACGATGTGCTCGGCTGGATCGTTGATAAAGTAGGCGGTGTTATTGAATGGGCAAAAGGTGCTATTAGTGGAGTTTCTGGTGTTCTTCAAGCTCTTGGAATCATCGGTAAAGATTCTGGCGAACAACTGACACAGAATCTTACCAGCTCGATTGAAACGGGGACTCCGGATGTGCTTTCGGCAGCTCAAAATGCGGGCGATCAGACCATGAGTACTTTAAATCAGAGTCTGGCAGCTGGCGGGGCATCTACTGCTGAGACGGCAAATGCGATTGGATGGACTAACTTCATCGATCCGCTTTGCGGGGCTTTGACTCAAGGCACCACAAATGTAAACCAGAGTACTAATGACCTTATGGCCAATATGCTTGGTACCATGGGTGGATTTGGCGGAGATTTCTCTTCAACAGGTATGGGGCTTATGGATTCGTTCAACAGCTCAATCCTTGAAGGCGGAGGAATGGTCGACCTGTCCGCACTCGGCATCAGTGAAGACATGCTTTCGAGTTTGACGGTTGATGGTTCGCCTACCGGTCTTAATGATATTTTAACATTTGCATCAGGTGTTGAGAGTGGTGGCGGAAATGTAACGGCCGCTGGAACAGGCATTACTGATATTCTTGGAACCAGCCTCGTTAGTAATTATTCTAAGCAGGGTTCTAGTGCTACTGGCACTTATGTCTCTGGTGTTCTTAGCAAGAAGGGATCCGCTAAGAGTGCCGGTGATACGATCGGATCAACTGTAGTAGCCGGTTTTGGCTCAGGATCTTCTGGAGCGTATAATACCGGCTCTGGGGCAGGCGGACGTTACAACTCAGGTATTCTTAGTCAAAAATCAGGCGCTTATAGTGCCGGTAGTTCTCTTGGATCCAGCGGCGCAAGCGGTGCAAACTCTCAGTCTGGCAGTTTCTATAGCGCAGGTTCAAACTCTGGCGGTGGCTTCATCTCAGGTTTGAGATCAGCTATTTCCGGAGCCGTATCTGCAGCTGCAGACTTCGCAAGCAGAGCGGTTGCTGCTGTCAAGGAAAGACTTCGTATCAATTCTCCTTCAAAGGTATTTGCGGAGATTGGTGACGGTACTATTGAGGGTTACGTTCTTGGTTTGCATAGATCAACCGTCGATGCTGAGATCGCATCTCGTGGCGTGGCGGACGATTCTATACGAGCTATGAAGAATGCTCTCGGTAAAGTCGCCGCTTCAGTCACAGACGACATCGATTTGACTCCGACGATTAGCCCCGTGCTCGATCTCTCAGAAATTCAAAATGGGAGTAAAAAGATACAGGGTATTCTTGGTCAGCAGGATGTTACTCTGAATCCTACCGGCATTGCACGAAACAATCTTAATAATGTTTCTACAAACATCGGTAATTCGGGATTCGATGTTGTTACAGCTATTAATGATCTGAGGACGGATGTCTCCAAGCTGTCTGCGGCTATTTCGGCAGATCGTGACCGAGATACCGTGCTTTACACAAATATTCACACGACAATGGACGGCAGAGAAATCGCGTCCACATTAACTGATTCCGTGGTTAGACGTATTAACCGCAGTCAGGTAGCTAAGTTAAAGGCGGTGGGTGCATGAGTTTTACGTTTACTTATAATGGGATCAACTCGGAGGCGATGGGTGTGAAAGTACACACCCGTCCTTCCATTCCTCCAGCAGCGGAAGTAGTCGAAGAATACGATATTCCAAATGCTGGGAAACACTATTATCACACTGGGAGGGTTGAAGATATTCAGATACCAGTCCAGTGTTCTTTTGTGGCTGAGCTGAATGCTTTTCAGGAAACAGCGAGAGAGGTTTCGGCTTGGCTCTCTGGCGGCACAGATCATAAACTCATATTTTCTGATGATAATGACTGGTTTTACAGAGTCAAGAAAGTAACGGGTGGAGATAGCTTTCAGAGATCATTGAAAGTTGCTGCCATTTTCACAATAACTTTTGTCTGTGAGGGGTTTGCTTATGCCAGAGATGGTGAGAGACCAAGCACGAGCTTCACAAATTACTATGAGACTTCGAAGCCATTGTATTCTCTTACCGGGAATGCGGCAGGAAGTTTAACGATAAATGGAAAGTCTTTTGCCGTAAATGTTAACCAGAATTTGTTTATTGACACGGAAAGGATGATCGCATACAGAAGCAATGGAGATCTTGTAAATTCATCTATAACTGGCGATTATGAAGATATGTGGCTTCCTCATGGCGAGAACTCTATAAGCGTGTCTGACGGTCTTACATTGTCGGTATACCCAAGATGGAGGCGTAGAACGTGATACAGATTTATAGTCCAGGCAACACAAACTATTCTAAGAATGGTGACATGGTTATATTTCCTACATCCTGTTATGCCGACTCTCGGTTAAAAGGAGAATGGAAACTCGAATTGTCGCATCCTCTCGATGAAGAGGGTCGATGGAAGTATATTGTTGAGAATGCGGTAGTGTCTGTCCCAACCTCATTAGGTGAAGGTCAGCTTTACCGCATTACTTATGTCGAGAAGACTGATACCGGAGTGGATGCGGAGGCCATTCCGGTATTCTTCGACGCTGCAAATGAGATATTTTTGATGGACACTCGTCCTACAAACAAGAATGGCCAGGAAGCACTTAACATTATGCTTACTGGGCATACAGATAAGTACTCTGCGACGAGTGATATTTCTAGGAAAAGTACGGCTTACTTTGTGCGAAAGAACTTTATTGAAGCTCTGAACAATCAGGACGAAGACGAGGCTTTTGTCAATCGTTGGGGCGGCGAGCCTATCTATTCGAATTATAACCTCATCATGAATGAACGTGCCGGAAAGGACAACGGCGTTTATATTCTATATGGAAAGAACATTGAGTCTATCTCCGAATCTATAGACATGGGGGAAGTTGCGACTAGGATTGTTCCGGTTTCAAGCGATGGATATACTCTCGAAGGCGATACGCCTTGGGTTGACAGCCCACTTATTGGAAATTATCCTATCGTTTTCACAAAAGAATACACGTACGACAGTATTAGACTTAAAGACGACTCTTCAGAAGAAGAGGGAAGCGGTCAGGATGGTTCCGCTGAAGACGGCGAGTATCCAGATCTTCCGTCACTGAGAGCAGCTTTAAGGGCAACTGCTGAAGAGGAGTTTGCAAATGGCGCAGATAAGCCAAAAGTAAATTTGAAAATTGGCATGATCGATCTGACAAGGACCGACATGTATAAAGATTACAGTGTACTTGAGACCGTACATTTGGGCGATACGGTTCACTGTAAGCATAACGCTCTTGGTATTGTGACAGATGCCAGAGTAATAGATATTCGATGGGACTGTGTTAGAAACTGCATCGATACTGTCGAATTAGGAGAAGCAAATTACGATTACTTTTCCGCAGTTAATACCGCGATCAATTCTATTTCGAAAGTTCCAGACGTGTTCGATGAGCATGGCAGCATTATGGCGGAGTATATTAAAGGCGTTATAGATCTGGCTAAGACACGCCTGGAGTACCAGAAAAATAATGCGAAGAGATCTGATGTAAGGGCTATTCTGTATGAAGACACCGCTGAAACACTCGCTGATGGTACTCCTAATCCGCAGTACGGAGCTCTGTGTATTGGTACAGCGGGCATTCAGATTTCACATGAGAAAGATATTTACGGTGACTGGATTTGGGGAACTGCTATAGACTTCCAGTCTATACAGGCCGACAACATTATTACCGGAGTCCTTGCTGATAAGACGGGTACAAATTACTGGAACCTGAATACTGGCGAATTCCGTCTATCAACTCTTGCTGAAGTTATGGATGACACGACTCTTTCTGCATATGTAAAGGCTCAAAGTGAGGCTGCTGCACAAGCCGCCGCAGAGGGTCTTGACGCTAATCTTACACAGGAAGTTATATTTAACAAACTTACAAACAACGGCATTGCTCAAGGTATCTTCATGAAGGACGGCCAATTATATATTAACATGAGTTACCTAGGTACCGGTATGATAAAACTTGGCGGAGAAAATAATCAATACGGGAGCATTGCTAGTTATGACGAGTTCGGCAATTATGCCGGATTTATTAACTGCGCTGGCTTAGATCTCG